CGGCGTTCGTGGTCTTCTTCAGCGCCTCGCCCAGCTCGTGGGAGAACGCGGACCGCATGTCGTCGAGCACCTGATTCCACTCGTCCACCTCAGAGCGGGCGGTGCTGTCGAAGACGTCGAGGGCGGCGTCGACGATCTGGCCTTCCCAGCCGGGCAGTCCATACCGGGTCAGCGCCTCCTTGATGTGCGGGCGTAGCTGGTCGTCGGTGCGGCCAAGGTACTGCTTGCGGTCGGCGGCGAAGCTTTTGGTGGACACGACGAAGCTGTCGGGGCGGATCATCGGACTTCCTTCTCCCCGTTGCAGACGTCGCAGACCTTCCAGTTGATGCCGCCGGGGTGGGGCCGGAACTTGTGGAATCCCAGCAGGCACCGCACGGGGCGGTCCCAGAAATTCAGCAGGTGAATCATGCGAAGACTCCCATCTTGACCAGCCGTCCGCTGGCGTATTCCTCGAACCGGTCAAAGCTGTGCGGCGCCTGCGACATCAGCAGGTCATCGGTGTAGGAGTTCACGATCCCGATCAACCGGTTCTCGTCCATGGCGTACCGTTCGGCGATGGCCGGGACGTGCGCCCACGCGTCGTCCAGCAGGAACATGGTGTCCTGCTCCTCGACGGTGACGAACTTGTAGATGTCCGCGGCGGCACACGACGGCTTGACCGTCATCTTGTTCTTCAGCTTGTTCCCGGCACGCTCCAGCGCCCGGACCACGACCTGCTCGGCGGACGCAATCAGTGCGGCCTTCCGGGCAATGTCGGCGGACGGCACCCGGCCCTCGTCGCGGGCCTGCTTGCGGCGCTGGCCGACCTCCGGGTCGGGAAGTTCCTTGCCCGGGTGGTCCTTCAGTGACGGGGTCGGCCGGGCCTCGGCGGGCGCCGGTGAATCGACCGGCTTCGGGACGCTCCCCAGCGGGACCTTCAGCGCGCGCAGTGCGGCCTCGACCAGTTCGGGGGTGGTGGACCCGGCGGCGACCTTGCGCAGGAACCACGACGCGCGCTCCTCATCGTCCATGGCGTCGGTGGTGTCGAAGCCGGTCTCGCGGAGCAGAGCCTTGCCGGAGAGTTCACCCCGGTCGTACATCTCCATGGCTTCCTTGGACCGGTTGGGCCGCAGGCGCATCTCGGAGGTGTCGGCGCGGATGGAGAGCTGGCGGATTTCGTTCTCGTCCGCACCCTCATCACGGAGGGTGGAGCGCAGGTATCCGGCGGTCAGCGAGGAGGTGATGAGCTTCAGGAGCGGTTCGGAGTGCGCCTTGATTGCGGACTCGTCGGCCTGCCACGCGGACCAGTGGTTGCCGGTGCCCATGCCGAGGAGCATTTCGGGGGGCAGGTCCATGCCGAGGGCGAGGCGGCGGATCGCTTCCTTGCGCAGTTCGATGGCCTGCGCGTCCAGTTCGGACCAGAAGGTCATGTGCTGGACGGCGGCGATGGCTTCCGCGGGGGCCGTGATGACGATGGGGACCAGCGCGGACGCGTCGCCCCGGTTCTGAATGGACGCGGCCATGGCGGTCTGGAGGATCACCATGAGTTCGTCGGCGGTGGACGCGGTCTTCTGCTCGGCACCTTCCACGGCGGGCGGGGTCGGCAGGGTCATGTCCGAGGGCATGAGGAGGATGCCTGCCCCGGCGAGGCGGGAGTCGACCTGCGCGGCGACGTGTTCGGTGAGGCGGTGGATTTCGCCGAGGATGGCGAGGACGGCGCGGGTCGGCGACATTGCCAGCTCGTGGTTCTCCGGGTCCGGCCGCCAGATGCGGGTGACGTAGACGTTCTCAGGGTCGACCGGGACGGGGATGTTGTTGATGGACCACGGGCCGTCCTCGCCCTGCCGCTTGATGGCGGTCGCGGCGACGACCTGCCACAGGTCCCGCCCCTCCTCGGGGTCGGTGTAGCCGACGATGAAGAACTCTCCGGCGACGGCGAGGTGGACACCGGCAAGCCGGAGCATCTCGGCCCGGCCGTCAGGATCCCCGAAGAAGTCCGCGAGGATGTCAACGGCGGGACCGGATTCCTCCGGTGTGTACTTGCCGCTGGTTTCGCGCCCGACAAAGAGGGTGGCCCGGCTGATGAGGGAGCCTTGCAGGTCGCAGGCGTACCGGAACTCGCCGATGGTGTGGTAGAAAATCCACGCATCGGGCTGCCACGCTGTGGACCGCGCAATGCGGGTGAAGTTCTTGAAGGAATTGCCGCTGGTCATTCTTGCGGCTGATGCCACCAATGTGTTCGCGGGCTTAGCAACCTCCGCTTTGCGGGTGCGTGCCATCCGTTATTCGACCTCGTCTCTTTCTACGATCATGCCTGCGACGTAGGCCGCGGCCAGCCAGCCGTTGAACAGCCACCATGAAGTGTGGAGCCCTGAGAGGTAACCCCACGCTCCGATGGGCAAAGTGAGCCATGGAGCCATGCACCAGTGGCAGTGAAACAGGGTGTTCCAGCCGCTTCCCTCGGTCAGGTCGTCCCACTTCATCCGCAGTGCGGCGATAGGGGGGAAGGTGTCCTGAGTTACGAGCCGGGTAAGCCGTGCAACGGAGAGGGTCCCGACGATTACAGCCGCGACAATAGCAATGGCATCCATCATGTTTACGAGAGTACCGTGCAGTCGTACGGTTCCCGGGCAACGTGGTCTACGCCGCGCTGTGTCCTCCGCGCAAAACTGCCGAGTCGGCAATATCGGAGAATCTGAGCTGGCCAATGCGCCCCGCTGATCCGATTGGAGGCCGCCCGATGTTCCCCGACGGGACCGAAACGGAAGTGGCACCCCCGCCCTCGGAGAGCTTGACGACACCGTGCACCAGCGCATCGACGCGGTCAGGGGAATCGGAGGCGCCGGGCACCCACTCGCACATCTGCTGTTCCAGCTCGCCGAAGTTCGCCGTGTGGTGGACGCGGTGCTGTTCGTACAGGCCGACGACCGGTTCCGCGCGCAGTTCCTTGCCGCGCCGGGAGGTGACCAGATCGACCTTGCCGTCCTCACGCACGTTCCGCAGGGTCGACAGGACCATCTCGCCGCCGTAGTTCTTCTCCGCGACGATGAGGTCCGCTTCCCACAGGTCGTAGGCGTACCACGCCTTCTTCGCCCAGCCGTCGGGGGTGTAGTGGTCCGAGTAGTCCGCGAGGACGTAGTAGTGATCGCCCTTGCGCCCGATCACGGTGATGCCGGTTTCGTCGCGCTTCTTGGAGGAGGTGCCCGCGGGGTCGATGGACACGACGATCCGGTCCATGTCCTCCTTCTTGATGCCGCCGACGAGGTTGCCGTCCTCGTCCACGGTCGGGACGATCCGGTCGTCGTCGATCATGGCCCACGTCCAGAGCGCGCCCTTGATGTCGTCGAGGACTTCGCCGTGGAGTTCCTGCCGTCCGAGCCGGGTGCCTTCGTACTTCTTCAGCATCACCTTCTTGAACTTGGGTGCGAGGTTGTCCATGTTCGCGTAGGTGGAGACCGTGACGGAGATGGTGCCCTCGTCCGCGATGAGTTCCTTCATCCACTTCGTCGGAAGCGGGGTGGTGGAGCACAGCACGACGGGGTGGGTGCCGAGACGCAGACCGAACTGCATGTTGTCCCAGACCGCGTCGATGAGCTTGAAGTGGGCGGGTTCGTCCAGCCACACGTAGGCGTGCTGGGGGCCGCGGAGACGTTCGGGTTCGTCGCCGGTAAAGAGCTGGATGATGTGCCCGTTGAGATGCAGGGGCAGGATGCCGCCGGGCTTGCACTCGCAGGGGACGACGATCTGCTGTTTGGACGGCTCGTAGACGGCGTGGACCTTGGCGGCGGCGAACACGGCGAGCAGGCCGGAGTCGCCTTCGACCATGACGGAGCGGACGTGCTTGACGGTCGGGCCGATGATGGAGCCGCGCTCGTGGGCGTGGGCCATCACCCGGACCCATTCGGAGCCGGAGCGGGTTTTGCCGGAGCCGCGCCCGCCCTTCAGGAGCCACGTGTCCCAGTCCTTGCCCGCCGGGGGCCACTGGTCGGAGCGGGCGTGCGGGTAGTCGTAACCCTTGTGCGGCTTGCCGTCGCACTTCCGTCCGGGGGTCTTGCAGTACCAGACGCGCTTGGGCCGCTCGGAGTCCTGTAGCTTGGCGAGGAACTTGTCCTTGGACTTCTGGTCCCACTTCTTCCACTCGTTGACGTCGAGCGGCTTCTGCTGGCGGCGGGCGGGGCTCATGCCAGCGGCACATCCGCGGTGGGGATGACGCCCTTGGTGCCGCCGAAGTACGCGACGGCAAGGCCAGCCTCCACAATCTTCTGATTGACGTTGACGTTGGAGTTGTCAATCTCGACAAGCCACCTGCCGTACTTGTCGGCGTCTTTCTCCGTCTTGATGAAGACCGGTGCGCCGACGGGGGCGAGGCTCTGGGCGAGATGCCATGCCTCGTCGTGGTTTTTCTGGCCCCGCTCCGGGGTGTCGATGCCGTAGAGGCGGAAGCGCAGTTCCGCAAACAGGTGGAAGCCGAGGTCAACGTGGAGGTCCACGGTGTCGCCATCGACCCAGCGAACAACGGTTGCGGAATATGAGTACATGCCACCAATGCTAAGGTGCGCCCACCGTCAACTCCGGCAGGCGCACCCGACAACAGCGGCGGCACTGATTCCTACTCCAGACTGCGGATGGTCCAGTTGCCGCGGCCCTCGCCCGTATCGAAGGGGAGCTTCTGCGCCCCGCCGCCCGGCTCCCCGTACCCAGCCGGGTTGGCGGTGTACTTCAGGATGTCCGTGATGTTGAGGCCGAGGTCATGGGCGATCATCGCGGCGGCGGCCCGGCGCAGGTAGCCGGTCATCGAGATGTCCCGGCGGCGTGCGGCCTCGTCCAGCAGGGCGCGGAAGCCGTCGTCGAAGAACAGGAACATGCCGTTCTTGCGCTCCGTGTTCCGCTTCGTCTTCTTCTGCCGGGACTGCACGCGCTCCAGCGCCCGTTCGCGCCAGCCCTCCCGTTCCGGGTCGGCGAAGCCTTGGAGGCCGGGGTGCGGGTTCGCCATCAGTCCTCCTCGTCGTCGATGACTTCGGCGTCGAAGATGTCTGCTTCCTCGCCGGAGACGTCGGCCTCCGCGAGGGGCCTGATCTTCTGGATGTACGCGTCGATGTGCTGGTCGGTCGGGGTGAACTGAATCTGGGTGGGCGCGTCCACGCCCCACAGCTTCGCCTGCCGGTCGATGATGGCCAGCGCCCGGGCGTTGTAGGCCAAGTGGTCCTTCTCGCGCGGGTCGATGGCCTTGCCCATGGTGGACTGGAGGAGCCGGTCGAGACGCTTGCCGATCAGCTCCCGCATCATGTCACGGTCCTCGGCCGAGTCCGCGGAGGAGGCGAGCAGGCGCTCGATGGCGGCCCGTGCGCGGGCGGCGGAGGAGTAGCCGAGCTGTTCGGCGATCTGGGTGTGGCTGGCGCCGTAGAGCTTCAGGGCCAGCGCCGACTGGGCCTTCGTCGCGGACTTGTCGATGGCGTTCAGGTCCGCGTTGGGGTCCTTGCCCTTCTCAATCGCGGCGTCGATGGCTTTGATGCTCCCGGGGATGGGTCCTTCGCTCACAGGTTCACCGTCCTGACGTTGTCGTAGCGCTCCACGAGGTCAGCGAACGCCATGTCGCGGTCATCCTCGGTGTCGAATTCCACCACGACCTGATGGATGCCGGACGGGGCGGGGCCGTTGGCGCCGAAGCCGTCCCCGAGGGGCATGGAGTTCAGCAGTTCGATGTCAGTGAGGTACTTCGCGAAGGATTCGTCCGTGAAGCCGGAGCCGACGAGGCCGATTTCGGTCTGCTGGAGGCGCTTCAGCAGCTCCACCTGCGCCGCATCGTCGATGACGGCGAGCTTCCCAAGCTTGTTGTCGCCCACGAGGATGCGCCGCTGGCCGTCGGCGTCCTTGTCCTCCCAGATGACGGGGATGTGGGTGGCGTTCAGGGCGCACAGGACCCGGTAGCGGGTGTTTCCGGCGACGATGTACCCGGTGGTGGGGTCCGCGGTGACGGCGGTGTAGAAGCCGTTGATCTGCACGGACTCCATGACCGACTCGTCGTCCCCGTTGTTCGGGTTTTCGGGGTGCTGGCGCACCTGTCCGATGGGGACCAGCAGGGGTTCGAGGCTCTTGGCGAACCTGACCGCCCTCATGCGCGGCCGTCCTTCTGGGCAGGAGCGAGGGACGGGTGGCTGGAAATGTATGACTGAATGTCGGCGCTATTCGGGTGCAGACTGGCGGCGGCGGTGCGGGCAATCCGGGCGTTGCGCCAGTTCACCCCGTGCAACTGGTCGACGCGGTGGACGTAGGTGGCGTGTGCCTGCGGAATCTGCCGGTCCCAGCACCACGCCTTGAAGTCGTTGAGGTCTTTGGCTAAGACGAGAAGTCTCATTGGGCGGGTCCTGCTTTCTTGGCGGCGAGGTGTTCGTTCACGAGGGCGCGGAGGGCCTTGGTGATGGTCTCGGCATTGAAGTCGCGCATGAGCTGGTCGGCTTCTGCGGAGCTAAGGCGGACGGAGCCGACGGTGGCCTTAGCGGCTGAGCCGAGGCGGGGCCGGGCCATCAGTTCTCCTCAATAGGGCTGGTCACTTGGGGGTCTCCTCGTATTCTTTGGTGAATTCTTCGTTGGTCATTACCGCAAAGCCTTTGCTGGTGTGGACAATCCAGTCGCCCCATCCGGCTTTTGCCCGTCCGTTACAACAATGGAAGTAGATAGCGACGGGAGCATTGCCGACATAGACCTTACCGTTGACCATTCTCGCAATAGCGACAGCATTTTCGTCGGTAACCTGCACCGCGTCGATGGTAGTGGGCTTGGAGTGGTGGACAGTGAGCAGGGATTCCCGTTGCTTCGTCATCGTTCCCACTACTCCAGCCCCCGCTTTCTGTCGATGATCCCCTGCACCAGCGCGTGCCCTTCGGCGTCGAAGTGTGCCGGGTGCATCCCGGTCAGCAGGGCCAGTGTCTCCGGGTGTACGTCCTTGGCGGTGAGGGTGAAGGAGACATCCCTGTCCTCGTCGGTCTGGGCGCCGTCAATGGAGAGGGCGTGCGCCTGCGGGTAGTCGGCCATTAGCCGAGCACCGTCTTCAGTGCGACGAGGAGGCCGAGGAGGAAGATCACGCCAGCGGCCCCAAGGGCTGAGTCATGAAGTGAGTAGCCTGCGCGAGCAAGTCTGCGGTCAACTCGTCGGCGGTCAGCGCGGGACATGTGGCGTGCCATGGCGGGGTCCTTTCGGGGGAGTCCGTGATGTGTGTGGGGAAGTCGGCCGGGGTGCCCGGCATGGACGGGTGGGAGTAGGGGGAGGTCATTGGTCGTGCCAGTC